ACGAGCAATGATTCGTTTGCCGTTCAACGGCGTCAAAGGAGAAATGGATTCTAAACAGGTCATGGTACAAGTACCCTGTGTTGAGATGTGGGGCGACGCTTGCCCAATCTTGGCAGAAGTACGTACATGGTTCAAGGACAAGAGTCTTGAAGACATGGGTCGTAAGTACTGGAAAAAACGCAGTTACATTTTCCAAGGCTTTGTGCGTGAGAACCCAATTGGTGACGACAAGACCCCAGACAATCCTATTCGCCGATTCATCATTGGCCCTCAACTGTTCACACTTATCAAAGGTGCATTGATGGATCCTGAACTGGAAGAATTGCCAACAGACGCCATGCGTGGTTTGGATTTCCGTATCACAAAAACACAAAAAGGTGGATATGCTGATTACAATAGTTCAAAGTGGGCACGTAAAGAATCTGCATTGACAGAAGTAGAACAAGCTGCCGTAGAAGCACATGGTTTGTTTGACTTGAGCACATTCTTGCCCAAGCGTCCAACAGACGTTGAGCTCAAGGTGATCAAAGAGATGTTTGAAGCATCAGTAGATGGCCAGCCATACGATACAGAGCGTTGGGGTCAATACTTCCGTCCAGCAGGTGTTAACGCACCAGCAGGCGGTAACAGTGGTGTTACCGAAGACGACATTGTAGCCGCTACTACTCCGGCTTCAAAACCAGCACCTGCACCAGTAGCCGCATCACCATTTGATGACGAAGAAAACGCACCAGTTGCTACAGCACCAGTTGCTAAACCAGCTGCCGCTAGCGGCAATGCCCAAGACATCTTGGCCATGATCCGTGCTCGTCAAAACAAATAATTGACACTACACATCACGCAAGAGCTAACACCTCTTGCGTTTCTTTCTATACATAGGTGAATTATGGGAAAACCATTTGACGTTTCAAAGTTCCGCAAGGAAATTACAAAAAGCATTGACGGCCTAAGCATTGGCTTCAATGATCCTACAGATTGGATCAGTACAGGCAACTATGCCTTGAACTATCTTATCTCTGGTGACTTTAACCGCGGTATTCCGTTGGGCAAAGTCACTGTGTTTGCTGGAGACTCGGGTGCTGGCAAAAGTTATATCTGTTCTGGCAATATTGTTAAGAATGCACAAGAACAAGGTATCTTTGTTGTGTTGATTGACTCAGAAAACGCTCTTGACGAAGACTGGCTCAAAGCACTTGGTGTTGATACTAGCGACTCTAAACTACTCAAGTTGAGTATGGCCATGATTGACGATGTAGCTAAAACTATTTCTACATTCATGAGCGACTACAAAGCATTACCAGATGGCGAGAGGCCCAAAGTTATGTTCGTGATTGACTCATTGGGTATGTTGTTAACCCCCACAGACGTTAACCAATTTGATGCAGGTGAAATGAAAGGTGACTTAGGCCGTAAGCCCAAAGCTCTTACCGCACTAGTTCGTAACTGTGTAAACATGTTTGGTAGCTACAACGTGGGCTTGGTTTGTACTAATCACACATACGCAAGCCAAGACATGTTTGACCCTGATGACAAGATCTCCGGTGGTCAAGGCTTTATCTATGCATCAAGTATTGTTGTTGCAATGAAGAAGATGAAGCTGAAGGAAGACGAAGATGGCAACAAAGTTTCTGACGTAAACGGCATCCGTGCCGGATGTAAAGTTATGAAAACACGCTATGCCAAACCTTTCGAAGGTGTGCAAGTCAAGATTCCGTATACAACAGGCATGAGCCCATATAGTGGGTTGGTTGACTTGATTGAGAAAAAAGGCTTGCTCAAACGTGAAGGTAATAGCCTTGTTTTTACTACCAGTGCAGGCGAGATTATCAAGAAGTTCCGCAAAGCATGGGAAAAGAACGATGAAGGGTGTCTTGATACTGTGATGAAAGACTTTGGCAATCAGAAGGAAGAGGTAATTACAGTCGAGGAGGAAGCAGAATGAGTGAAGTAGTAGCAAGTGAAATTTGGGGTGAACTCAAACGTTTTGTAAACACCGTGGACCGCGCCGAGGCCGCAGAAACTGTGGTACAGATCTTGATGGATAATGATTCAGATGTAGATGACATCCGCAATGCCTTTAAGGGTGATTCTGATATCAAACGTGCGTTGACTGCATATCTTGACAATGACAAAGACTACATTGAAGAAGAAGATGTAGAAGAAGATGAAGACTTTGATGATTTTGACAAGGATGACTGGGAAGATTAATGTCCTTGACATATTTTCCAATACGAACTGAAACAAGTTGTCAATTAAAATGGAATTGGACGGCGTTGTATCTCAATGGCGGATTTTCTCGAACCTGTCATCGTACTGCTGAAACACAATTAACTCCGGAAAATTTTAGTAATTTTCATAATACCGAAGTTGTGTTAAGCGATCGTACAAGAATGTTACAAGGCCTGTGGCCAGAAAAAAGTTGTTCGTATTGTAAAAATATTGAAGAAGCAGGTGGTGTGAGTGATCGACTAAGACAAATTGATAATCCAAATTTGTCCCCACCTGAACTTGTTACTGATCCTTCTGCAGTTGTAGTAAGCCCCACAGTACTAGAAGTGTTTTTCAATAATACGTGTAATCTAGGATGCTTGTATTGCACACCTTCATTGAGTTCTGTGATAAACACTGAAAATCAAAAGTTTGGTAACTTTGACCAAAAAGGTGTTTCGTTAACTCCTGTGGATATATACTACAAGGATCTATCTCCGTGTTTTTGGGACTGGTTCCCCGAGGGTTTCCCCAAGCTCAAGCGATTTGGGGTGCTAGGCGGCGAACCGTTCTATCAAAAAGAGTTTGAGAAACTGCTAGACATGATAGAACAACATCCTAATCCCAATTGTGAACTCAACATTATAACTAATCTTATGGTGTCACAGGACAGGTTAAGCATGTTTGTTGAGCGTTTTAAAAAACTATTGTTGACAAAAAAAATAAAACGAGTTGACATAACATGCAGTATAGATTGTTGGGGTCCACAACAAGAGTATGTGAGATGGGGAATTGATCTTGAACAATGGCAGCAAAACTTTGAATCTCTAATTAAACACAAATGGTTATATATCAGTATAAATCAAACTATAACAGCGTTGACTATCAAGACCATGCCCGAGTTATTGACAAAGTTAAACGAATGGAATGCTATGCGCCCAGTTCATCATCACTTTAGTGGTCCTTCGCCAACACCAAGCTACTTTGATGCTGGCATATTAGGAGGTAGCGAGTTCAAAGATGATTTTGACAAAATATTGTCTTTGATGCCACAGTCCACAGATGAAGATAAAATAACATACAACTACATGCTGGGCATAGCAAATGGTATTGCACAGTCCCGGATTGATTCAAGTGAGATTACTAAATTGTTAACCTATCTTGATGAGAAGGATCGCCGACGTGGCACAAATTGGAAAACATTATTTCCGTGGTTAGTGGAGTATAAAAAATATGTGGTATAGTAAAGTAACAGCCAATCTTGGACTAATTCCTGATTTTATATCGCATTACGAAAACGAATTAGATCTGGCCAAGCGAGACTGCAAAATTGGCGGTATAGTAGAAAAAAATATTACTGCATTACCAGGCATTACAGAGCATAGATTCAATCAACTGCAAGAAATTGAAGCAGTACTGAATTTTCTCAACATTCAGTTGCGTAAAATTAGGCATAAGCACTTTCAAAAATATTTAGAAGGCTACGCTAGAGCATTAACTAGTAGAGACGCCGAAAAATATGTCGATGGCGAAGATGAAGTAATCGACTACGAGACTATTATTAACGAAGTAGCATATTTGCGAAATCGTTGGTTGGGTATCATGAAGGGCTTAGACACTAAACAGTGGCAAATGGGTCATGTGGTTAGACTGCGTACAGCAGGTATGGAAGACATTCAAGTTTAAAGGAAATTATGAGTTATTTGTTTACAAGTGAAAGTGTTAGTGAAGGACATCCAGACAAAATAGCAGATGCTATTAGTGATGCAGTGTTAGATTTGATTATGTCCAATGAAAATTCAGCATTGCGTTGTGCATGCGAAACATTGGTCACTACTAATCGTGTTGTGGTTGCAGGAGAGTACAAAGGCATTTTACATGCTGAAGATGTTGATTCGGCAGTTCGCAAGGTTATTAAAGATGTTGGGTATGAGCAAGCAGGATTCAATTGGCAAAATGTAGAGATTACAAATTTATTGCACGGGCAAAGTGCTGACATTGCGTTGGGCACAGATACATTTGGTGCAGGCGATCAAGGCTTGATGTTTGGATATGCCTGTAATGAAACCGACGTATACATGCCAAGCGCAATCTACTGGAGTCATCGCATTGTTGAAACATTGACTCGTGTGCGAAAAAGTCTAGCACTACCTTGGTTAGGCCCAGATGCCAAAAGCCAGGTCACATTTGAATATAATGATGACGGCTCTCCAAGACGTATTGCCAAAGTAGTATGCAGTACACAACATCATGAGTCTGTGGAAATTACTCAAGTTCGGATGTCTGTTGAAAGTGTAATTCGTAGCATCTTGCCAGAAAAATACATAGATGATCAAACTGAATTCTTTATTAACCCAACTGGTAGATTTGTTATTGGCGGTCCTGATGGTGACACTGGGCTTACTGGCCGTAAGATTATTGTTGATACTTACGGTGGCTATAGTCCTCATGGTGGCGGAGCCTTCAGTGGCAAAGATCCTACTAAAGTGGATCGGAGTGCTGCCTACTTAACACGTTGGATTGCCAAGAACATTGTGGCAAG